GACACGTTGGAGCACCAAAGATTTGGTTGGAAAAGTATTAAACAGGCAAGGCGAGGATCATGCCGATCAATGGGAAGTGATTGAGTTTCCAGCAATTATGCCAGAATCAGAAGATCCTTTATGGCCAGAATTTTGGAAAAAAGAGGAGCTCCTGGGTGTTAAAGCATCTTTGCCAATATCCAAATGGAATAGCCAATGGATGCAAAACCCAACTGCGGAAGAAGGCTCTATTGTTAAAAGAGAATGGTGGAATCGATGGGAAAACCCAGATATACCGCCATATTCTTATGTAATTCAAAGTTATGACACCGCTTTTTCAAAAAAAGAAACAGCTGATTATTCAGCAATTACAACCTGGGCAATATTCAACAGAGAAGAAGGCGAGGCAGATGAAATTATATTACTTGATGCAAAAAGAGTGCGAGTAGATTTTCCAGAGCTTAAAAGAATGGCATTAGAAGAATATAGATATTGGGAGCCAGATTGTGTTTTAATTGAAGCCAAAGCGTCTGGAACACCATTGACACATGAGCTGAGAAGAATGGGCATACCTGTAACTTCTTATGCGCCGAGCAGAGGCCAGGATAAAATTGCTAGGATGAACAGTGTTGCACCCATATTTGAGTCTGGCATGGTATGGGCACCAGAGAAAGATTTTGCAGATGAAGTGATTGAAGAGATGGCATCCTTCCCTTTCGGCGATTATGACGACTTTTGCGATAGTGCTACAATGGCATTGATGAGATTTAGACAAGGCGGTTTTATATCTTTGAATGAAGACTACCAAGATGAGGTGAGATTATTAAAGAAGAACAGAACAGTATATTACTAAAAATATTTGTGACGAGTTTTGAATTGGACGGGAAAGACTATGCTGGACCAAACATACATGCACAAAATTTAGAAGACGCGGAAACGATCGCAGATTATCATGGTTTGTCTGTTGACGGCGAGCTGACAGATTTAATTGATATGGATTATCATAGTCCAAGAGTGCTACACTAATTAGATATGGCGATTGACAAACAATTAGGAACCGAAAGCAATCCAGATGTAAGAACTCAAGGATCCGCTGTAGAGGTTTTTCCCGATACAACTCGGGAAGATCAAATTGCAGAAGCAGCACAAATATTGGTCGATAATGAACAAATTTTTATTGACGATGAGATAGAACAAAGTCAGCCACAACCCACAGATGATTTTAACGCCAACCTAGTCGATTTTCTATCGGATGATATTTTGCAAAGTATTTCTGGTGATTTATTGAGCTCTATTAAAGGCGACAAACAATCCAGAAGCGATTGGGAAAAAACTTACACAGAAGGCATAAAATATTTAGGAATGAAATTTGACGAAGGCAGATCACAGCCTTTTGAGGGCAGCTCTGGTGTTATTCACCCGATTTTGGCAGAAGCAACAACCCAATTCCAAGCCCAGGCTTATAAGGAAATGTTGCCAGCTAAAGGTCCAGTAAAAACAGAAATTGTAGGAGCTCGCACAATCGAAACAGAGAGCCAAGCCGAAAGAGTCCAGGAGTTTATGAATTATTACATTATGAATGTAATGGAGGAATATGATCCAGAGCTCGACCAAATGTTATTTTATTTGCCATTGGCTGGATCGACATTCAAAAAAGTTTATTTTGATTTTGTTTTAAACAGAGCAGTTTCTAAATTTATAACTCCAGAGGATCTGATTGTGCCTTACGAGGCCACAGATATCAGCTCTGCTGAGAGAATTACACATGCGATCAGCATGTCTTCAAACGAGATCAAAAAACAACAACTTACTGGTTTTTACGCAAATGTAGATATCGGATCTGATTCTTACTCAGAAGATATGTCCGATGTCGAAGAAGCAATCGATGAAATACAGGGTGTCTCACCTTCTTATAAAGAAAACCGGAACAGAACAGTTTACGAAGTCCACACAGTATTGGATATTGAAGGCTTCGAGGACATGGACCAAGAAGGCAGAACAACCGGATTGAAGCTGCCTTACATTGTCACAATAGAAGAAGACTCTGAAAAAGTATTGTCAATTAGAAGAAATTACCTTCCAAATGATATGCTCAAAAATAAGATTAATTATTTTGTGCAATACAAGTTTATGCCAGGACTCGGTTTTTATGGCCTAGGACTTTCGCACATGATCGGCGGCTTATCAAAAGCATCAACATCAATACTTAGACAACTCATTGATGCCGGAACATTGGCGAATTTACCAGCTGGCTTTAAAGCCAGAGGAATGAGGATCCGGGATGAAGATGATCCATTGCAACCAGGCGAGTTTAGAGACATTGATACTACTGGCGGATCGCTAAGAGAAAATTTAATCCCGCTGCCGATTAAAGAGCCAAGCAATGTATTGATGCAATTATTAGGAATCTTGGTTGATTCTGGCAAACGATTTGCGGCCATAGCTGACATGAATGTGGGCGACATGAATCAAGCAATGCCTGTGGGAACCACAGTCGCTTTATTGGAACGTGGAACGAAAGTGATGAGCGCAATCCACAAAAGATTGCATCACTCTCAAAAAGTAGAGTTTGGCTTATTGTCTAAAGTGTTTTCGGAATCTTTACCGCCTGTTTATACATTCCAAAATGGCACAGCTCCAAGCGAAATTAAACAACAAGATTTTGATGATCGGGTAGACATCATACCAATATCAGATCCCAATATATTTTCACAAAGCCAAAGAGTAACTTTGGCCCAAGAGTTATTACAAATGGTGCAGTCAAATCCAGAGATACATGGTCCGATGGGCATTTATGAGGCATACCGAAGAATGTATGCAGCATTAGGCGTCGATAATGTAGAATCATTGATACAGCCACCGCCAGACATGACGCCAAAACCAATAGATGCGGGAACAGAAAACTCTACTTTATTACTAGGCCAACCAGCTCAAGCATTTCCAGAGCAGAATCACCAAGCCCATGTTGAAACCCACAAAAGTTTATTTTTTACAGATTTGGTTAAACAAAGTCCCCAGGTGCAAGCATTGATTATTAGTCATTGCATGCAACATCTACAATTTATGGCCAGCCAAATTGCTCAAGAACAAATGCCAGAAGAGATGAAACAAAGAATTGTAGAGATCCAAGCACAGATGCAGCAAGTCCCACAAGAAGAAGCACAAATGATCGGCCAACAAATACAAATGATGATGGAGCAGATGAGCTCTAGCATCATGGCTGAACTTGCCTCTGAGTTTTTACAATCTATAGGGATGAGCGGTGGCGAAGATCCATTGGTTGACATAAGAAAGAGAGAATTAGATCTTAAAGACAAAGAGCTGGATCTTGAAAATCAACAATTCTCACAGAAACAAAATCAAAGAGCTCAAGAAAAAATGATCGATGCGGAATTGCAAGCGGAGCGCATGAATGTGCAAAAATCAATAGCAGATGATAAACTCGAAGTGGCGATTGACAGATTGAAACAAAATGCAGATCTGAAATTGTTTGAATTAGAAAATAAAATTAGAGGCTTGTTATGACAACATCATACAAATTAGAAGCGGTTAAAAATCTTAAAGCTGAAAAAGAAGCTGAAAGGATTAAAGAAGCCGAAGAACTCAAAGCTGCTCAAGATGCAGAGGAGAAAAAACACCAGGCAAATCTTGATCGGATAGCCAATAAAATGGCTAGAATTGAAGCTGGATTGCCTGTTGAAGAGGAAGTGGTTGAAAAACCAGCTCCTAAAAAAGCTGCGGCTAAGAAAAAAGCACCAGCTAAGAAAAAAGCAACGGCTGCTAAGAAAAAACCAGCGGCTAAGAAAAAAGGTAGACCAAAAAAATCAAAATAAATGGATGATATTTCTTTAATCGATAAGGTTAAAAGACTAATCGAGCGCAGAGAGGAACAGATACAAGAAACTCTCATGTCGGGTAGTCTAAAAGATATGGAACATTATAAATATTTGCAAGGAGAGCTTTCTGCTTTATACTATATTGCAAACGAAATTAGTGACATAGGAAAGGATATATAATGTCGGAAGCAGCAGAAAACAACATTATGGCAAAAAAGGTAGCAGAGGCTTATGTTGATCCAACAGACTTAGTTTTAGATCCAGAAAAGCTGGATTCCTCAATATTAGAAAGGATGCCACAACCCACAGGTTGGCGTATGTTGGTATTGCCTTATGCTGGTAAAGTAAAAACAAAAGGCGGAATTGTACTGGCACAAGAAACAGTCGATCGTGAAGCATTGGCAACAGTTGTTGCTTATGTGGTAAAAATGGGGCCGCAATGTTACAACGATGAATCCAGGTTTGGAGACAAGCCTTGGTGTGAAGAAAAACAATGGGTTTTAATCGGACGCTACTCTGGTTCGAGATTTAAACTTGAGGATGGTGCAGAGGTCAGAATCATTAATGATGATGAAGTAATAGCCACAATACTCAATCCAGATGATATAGTGAGCTTATGACAGATAACGAAGTAAAAGAAATCCAGCAACCAGAGGTTGAGGATATCGAGGTAGAAGTGACTGACAATGAGGCGCCAGCCGAAGCATCGACCGATGATGAGTTAGAACAATATACAAAAGGTGTTTCTAAACGAATTAATAAATTAAACGCTAGAAATAGAGCAACCGAAGAAAGAGCACAGCAATTAGAAACGGCCCTCCAACAAAGAGAGTCAGAAGTGCAAACTTACTATCAACATGCTCTCCAAGCACAACAAAATCTTTTAGCAAAAGAAGAAGAAAATGTTGAGGTTAAAGAAAGAGAGGCAAATGAGCTCTACAAAAGAGCACATACAGCTGGCGATGCTGATTTAATGTCAAAAGCCGATAGTTTGAAAAACGAGGTTTCTATACAAAAAGAGAAAATTCGTATCGCAAAACAAAATCAAGAACAATCTCAGCAGCAAGCGCAATATACTCAATATCCGCAAAACGTACAGCAATCGCAACAACCAAATCAACAACAAACTCAACAAGAGGTTAAGCCAACAAATGAAGCATTGGATTGGCAGTCACAAAATAATTGGTATGGAAAAGATCCAGAGCCAACACAATATGCTTACTTTACTCATGTGAATTTAGTTAATGAAGGATTTGAACCAGACTCCGAAGAGTATTATAGTGAGTTAAATACAAGAATTTATAAAGTTTATCCGGATCTTAGATCCGATAATGCCGGACAAAAAGAGGAAAGGCCCGCTGTGCAAAGAGTCACCTCTGCTTCCGTTGGGAGTCGGCAAAAAACACAAGGCAAAAAGAACGGCGTATCATTCACAAAAAGTGAAGTCGAGACTCTCCGTGGGATAAAACCATATGGCATGACAGATGATGCCTGGTTGAAATCCGTTGCTAAAGAAAAACAAAAAATAGCAAGCCGGGAGGCAAAATGACTGAATCAAATAATGAACCGATACATACCAGAAAATCTCGTGAGTCCGAGTCTCACGCTAAAACATCTCGTAGACAACCTTGGAGGCCAGTAAGAAAACTTGAAACACCTCCGGCACCAGAAGGATATGAATATCGTTGGATAAGAGAATCCATGCTGGGGCAAGAGGATAAAGCGAATGTGGCAAGAAGAATCCGCGAAGGTTGGGAGCTCGTAAGAGGTTCTGATTTACCCGATGAATATTCTTACCCCGTTGCAGAAACAGGTAGACATGCTGGTTTAATTTATAGCGAAGGACTATTATTGGCGAAAATACCTTCACAGACTCGAGATGAACGTAATGAATATTACGAAGAACAAACCCGTCTTAGAACTGAGGCCTTGGACAACAATATGTTTAACGATGCCAGAAAAGATGGAAGATATGTGAAGTATGACTCCAATCGAAAGTCCAATGTTACTTTTGGGAAAAAGTAACAAACATAAATAGGAGTAAATCTTATGGCAAATAAAGATGCCGCTTTTGGTTTAAAGCCTGTTCGTGAAATGGGCGGAGCACCCTACTCTGGAGGTCAATCCAGATATAGAATTGCTAGTGGCGCCACAACTCCAATTTACCAAGGCGACTTGGTAACACAGCTAACAGCTGGAGTTTTAGGACGTCATGCCGCAACTGGTACTGTTCCGATTGTCGGAGTGTTTAACGGAGTTTCATACACCGATCCCACTACAGGCGAACAAGTCTTTAAAAACTATTATCCTGGCAGTATTTCTGCTTCGGATATCATTGCAAGCGTGATTGACGATCCTAATGTTGTCTTTGAAGTACAAGCAGACGATACCTTCCCGGTAGCTGATCTGTTTGGAAACTTTGACATCGTGGATGGTTCTCCCGTTGGCGATACTAAATCTGGAAGATCCAATGCAGAGCTAGATGTAACTACTGGTGCTACGACCGCGACGTTACCGCTCAAATGTATTGACATTTCCCAGGATCCCGATAACGACGACGTAGCGTCAAGCAACACCAATGTTCTATGTGTGATTCAAAACCACATCATGGGGCAGAAAGGTGCTGGTTTAGCATAAGGAGATAAATAATGGCTATTTCAAGAGCACAACTAGCGAAAGAGCTTGAGCCTGGGCTAAATGCACTTTTTGGAATGTCCTACGACTCTTATGACAGAGAATATGAAGATATTTTCGTCACAGAAGATTCAAGTAGAGCATTTGAAGAAGAGGTGTTGATAACAGGATTCGGTTCTGCACCCGTTAAATCTGAGGGTCAAGGAGTTGTCTTCGACAACGCATCTGAAAGTTACAGCGCAAGATATACGCATGATACGATTGCACTTGCATTTGCACTTACAGAAGAGGCGGTAGAGGATAATTTATACGATTCCTTAGGCAAACGATATGTTAAAGCATTGGCCAAATCTATGGCTAATACTAAAGAAACCAAAGGAGCCGACGTGTTGAACAACGCTTTCTCATCCAGTTTTACTGGAGGCGATGGCGTATCACTCATTAACACTGCTCACCCACTTTCCGGTGGAGGAACAGCTGCTAATAGAGCGACAACTATGGCGGATCTCAATGAGGCTTCCTTAGAAGATGCTTTAATTGACATTTCAACCTTTACAGACGACAGAGGATTAACTGTTTCTGTTCAAGCGGAAAAAATGATTATTCCGCCGCAACTCGTTTTTGTTGCAGACAGAATCTTAAACTCTGCGAATAGATCTGGAACAGCTGATAATGACATCAACGCGATTAGAAACACTGGAGTATTACCAGGTGGCTACGCGGTCAATCATTATCTTTCTGATCCGGATGCTTTCTTCCTCCTTACTTCTGTCAATGGAGCGGGCGAAGGTCTAAAAATGTTCCAAAGATCTCCAATGGAGACTTCTATGGAACCAGACTTTTCAACTGGCAACATTAGATATAAGGCTAGAGAAAGATATTCCTTCGGTTTCTCTGATTGGAGAGGAATCTATGGATCTCAAGGTGCATAATTTGAAGTCGTAATACACTTTATTACTCAGTATTACAAAAGAGGGCCCTTACGGGCCCTTTTTTTTGGCCTGTAAATAATTGCAAAATAATGTAAATAAATAATTGCATATAATTGCAAACTCTGGCATATTACAAATATGTTCTTTTTAATTAATAATAAATATAGGGGGATCCCATGGAACGAATGATGTATATAACCTGTAACACTGACAATGAAGTCAATACCTACACCAAGACTGTTAGCAAGGGTGCAAACTTTTACGAAAGATTTGATCCTGTTGCCGAATGGAACGGAATGGCAGAAAGGCTTGGCAAAGATCCAGATGAGGAAACTTTAATCACGTTGGTTGGTATTTACAATGGTGGTGGCGCTTATACTTGGGAGCACATACCGATTGATGAGATCAAGCCTGGTGATCCGTTGAGGTTGTCAAGAGTAACCCACAGACCATCTGTGATGGGCATGACACCAATCAATCCAGATGGTGAAAACCATGAGTGAGCTGCACACCAAAAAAGAAAGGGCCTTTCGGGGCCCTTTTTTACGTCAAAAAAAAGATGAAAATAATGTATATAATTAGTTGCACATAGTTGCAATCTTTAGTATATTAAATATGTGAGACATTTAATTAACAAACCAATAGGAGAAAAAAATGGCTGAAATAAGAAATATCAATGCCGAGATGCTAGGCCGGGCAACAGCTTTTGCTGCCAAGGCCACAGACGTAAGATTCTACTTGCATGGTGTTCATATCGAAAGGAACCCAGCTGGCGGAGTCTACATCATAGCGACAAATGGACACATATTGTGTGTCTATAATGATCCCGATGCTGAACCAAGTGCGGATTTCAAAGAGGTGACATTGAGCCTCAAAAATCCCACCCCAGGTTCACGGGCCAATCACCCATACTTCAATTATTTGAAAAAATCCAGTGAGCGTATTCACATAGTAAAGTCCGATTACAAAATGGGTGGGGATGATGTTTGGCTTGTAAATCGTGAGGAGATCACGGCCTTTGACTGCCACTACCCAGATTGGAGGAGAGTGGTTAATCCCGGTTTGGAGATCACCGAAACAATCGGTTTTGATCCCAGATACTTGGCGATGATTAAAAACTTCATGTTGAAAAGTGAGGGTGGCAAATATATGGGCATCAACCTTGTTGGTGGGACCACCAGGGGAGCAAGCATTTGGGAGTCAGATCACGGGCTTCTCTTGATTATGCCAATGGAGCCAAAAACCAGAGACACAAACGAATTATTAATAATTGATCCAGAGATCGAGGAGGTAGCGTAATGGAATATGTAATTTATAAGTGTAAAGGATATGAACCATTAGGAGGCGAGTGGTATGACTTTTCGGAATTACCGCAAGAACGTAACTACATCAAATTTGGAGTTATGAACAGCGGGACCAAGAGAAAAGCAATCAACAATGCCAAAAGAATAATCGGTGATAAAAAAGCCAAAATCATAGTTAAGGAGGTAGCGTAATGGCTGAAATAAGATTAACAGTTGATGAAATATTTGAATTGACAGAAATGGTAAGTATTAGAATGGAATCAGATAGAGATTTAATACCTTTATATGAAAAACTTGCTAAACATTTACCAAAACCTAAATCCTATACAAGTGCAGATTTAGATTATGAAATTCCTTTATATGAACCAAAAATAATCAAGGAGAAAAGCTAATGGCACTAGAAACTAAAATTAAGTCAATCATTGATCCACTCATAGAAGAAGTCAGAGAAACGTGTTTCGTGGAGGGTGCCAACCCTTCCGATGCTGAGTGCTTTGGTTTGATTATGAGCAAATACATGGTATGGAATTGCGAAAATATTGTTGGAGCAACACTAGATGCTCTTGAAGATTCCAATTACCATAGTCTCAATACGGCTTTTGAAAAGACCTACAACGATTGGGCAAACCATAGGGATGTTGCATAATATGACTGAAATAAACAAAATATTTGTCGATATGGATGGAGTCTTAGCCGACTTTGAAAAAGGTATTGAGCTGCCGATGTTTCTCAACGGCCCGTTTACCAACAAAGACGACTACGACTCCCGGAAGAAAGAATTATCCGATAAAGGATTGTTTGCAGCTTTGCCACCGATGCCCGGCATGGAGCTCCTGGTAAATCATTTGAAGAATACCGGGATCCCTTGGGAGATCCTAACGGCCTCTGGCGCAATCAACAGATCTGTGGTTGTCAAAGACAAGATCACTTGGGTAAACAAATACATACATCCAAAGCCGATAGTCACCTCTACATTAAGAGGCGCAGACAAGGCGGTTTATGCCAGGCCATCTCACGTCCTCATCGATGATAGAAAATCAAACATCGATGCCTGGACCGGAGCTGGTGGTATCGGAATCCTACATACTACAGCTGAGAGCACAATAGAGCAGCTCGAATTACTCGGTATAAGCTCTGTTGCACAAATGACCGCCTAGTAGTATCATCAAAGTGTAGAATAAATGTTGCGGGCATGGTGCTCGCAATGGTCTATTTATAAGGAGGGACTATTTATGACTACACATTTCACTTCGGGTGTTACCAATGTTGGGACTGATACAACACTAGGTAAAATAAAAATGCCCGCACCACACAAGTATCATTCATACTTCAATGATTTCGATACTTATCTCGCGTCCGATTGGACAATCACAACAACTGAGGACGGAACTGGGTCTGCTACAGAGGCACTAGCCGATGGCGATGGTGGTTTACTACTCATTACCAATGCAGCTGGCGACAATGACCATGACTTTTTCCAACTGGTTAAAGAAGGTTTTAAATACGAAACTGGCAAACAGTTGGCTTTCAATATGAGGTTTAAAACCAGTGATGCTACGCAATCAGACATTGTAGCTGGTTTACAACTGACTGAC